CTACGCTGGAGCATCCTATCTGCTGGTTCGGCCTGAAGCCGTCCGGACCAGCATGAGATGACAAGCCCGGTCGATCCAGCCAAGTCGCGCCCGCGGTCGACCGCGACGCGCTGAGCCCGCGTTTTGGCAAGGCGGTCGCCTACGCCGTGGTGGCACCCGAGCGCGGGAGCTTGCGGCTGCACCCCTCGCGCGTGGTGCTCTTCCTCCGGCAAGGCCTGGCCCGACCCGAGCCTGGGGGCCAGCGTGTGGTCGGACAGCGCGTTGCTCGCGCTCTACGACGCGATCCGGCCGTGGCCCTGACCACGGCCGGCGCGCGCCGCAAGTTCGCCCACGAGGCCGCGGCGAGCAGGCCCGCGTCTCCGCCATCGACGCCCTGATCGCCCGAAGCTCCGGCGAGGTTGAAACGCGCGGCCGACAAAGGACGACGGCGCCCATGGCATCACGGTCCGGTTCGTCGCGCCCGCCGAAAGATCTCGAGATCGCGCTGCCGGACGCTTTCCGGTCCCTGTTCCAACGAGCGCGCTACAAGGCTTTCTACGGCGGCCGCGGCTCCGGCAAGTCACATTCGATCGCCACCGCCCTGGTGGTGATGGCGGCCGAGCGGCCGCTGCGGGTGCTGGCGGCACGCGAAATCCAGCGCTCGATCCGTGACTCGTCGAAGCGCCTCCTCGACGACCGCATCGCGGCACTGGGCCTGACGCGCCGCTACCGCTCGACCGCCGAGGCCATCCGCGGGCGCAACGGCTCGCTGTTCCTGTTCGCCGGCCTGCGGTCGAACCCGGAGTCGATCAAGTCCATGGAGGGCGTCGACATCGCCTGGGTCGAGGAGGCTGCCACGGTGTCGCAGCGCTCGCTCGACATCCTGGTGCCGACGATCCGCAAAGCCGGTTCGGAACTGTGGTTCACCTGGAATCCGCGCCATCCCTCCGACCCGGTCGACGCAATGTTCCGCCGCGGGCCGCCGCGGCCCGATGCCATCCTGGCCCGCGTGAGCTACGCCGACAACCCGTGGTTTCCGGCCGTGCTCGACGCCGAGCGGCTTTGGGACAGGTCGCGGGATCTCGAGAAATACGCCCACGTGTGGGAAGGCGCCTATCAGCTCCACGCGGAGACGCGCGTGTTCCGCCGCTGGCGCATCGACAGCCTGGACGTGCCGGATGGCGCACGGCCCTATTACGGCGCCGATTGGGGTTTCGCGGCCGACCCCACCGTGCTGGTGCGCTGCTTCCTGTTCCAGGGGCTGATCTATGTCGACCGCGAGGCCTACCGGATCGGCTGCCCGATCGGCGAGGTGGGAGCGCTGCTCCGCACCGTCGAGGGCACGCATGGGGCGAGGGCCTGGCCCATCACGGGCGACAGCGCCAGGCCCGAACTGATCGATCATCTGCGTCGCGAGGGCTTCCGCCTCAAGCCTTCCATGAAGGGCAAGGGCTCGGTCGACGAGGGGGTGGCGTTCCTGCAGGGCCACGACATCGTGGTCCACCCGGAGTGCCGGCACGCCATCGACGAACTGACGCTCTATTCCTACCGCACCGACCCGCTCACCGGCGACATCCTGCCGGTGCTCGAGGACCGCCACAACCACGTCATCGACGCACTCCGCTACGCGCTGGAAGCCGTGCGACGGGCCGACTACCGCCTGCTCAGCGTGGTGTGAGCACCGCTGTTCCCGCCCCTCACCCATTCCGAGCGAGCCCGCCATGACTCTGCCCCCTTCACGGCGGCCGTGCGCGACAGCCTGTCGAACCTCGCGGCGTCCTTGGGGGCCGGCAAGGACAAGGCCGCGAGCGACGGCTTCGTGCTCTACGGCCTCGACCGCGGGCAGATCGGGGCGATATACCGGGGCGACTGGCTGGCCCGCAAGGTCGTCGAAGATACGTCTGATGTTCGGCGGTCTCCCCGCGGCGCAGCGAGATTACGATTACCTGAGCGCGGGCGGTACGGCGGCTCCGTTCGATGATGGATCGATGGTCCGCCTGCCCGGCGAAGCTGGCACGGTCACACTGCGGCCAGTCACGTCGACGCCCGGATCGCCGGCCATCGATGTCAACGTTCCGGGTGTGGTACGGCGGAAGCTCCATTATTGAGGTTTATGATGTTTGAAGCCGAAATCGCAAGAATTACCTCAGAACTCCGCGCCGAGATCGATCGCGACTTCTTCGATGTGTCATTCATTGCCGAGTCCCTGCGAGAGGATCTCGATCTGCGGAGCCAAGAGGAGATCCGCCGCTGCACGCTCGATGTGATCGGGCGCCTGATGGCGCGGGGCGTGTACCCCGGCGACTACGATCATGCGACGACGATGCTGTTCTGGCCGGGCGAACCGGAGGCGCTGCTGAAGCGGATCGAAGCCGAGTGGATCGCCATGGGCGCCACGCCGACGCTGGAGCGCCCTATTTGCTGGTTCGGCCTCAAGCGATCTGGGCCGGTCTGAAGGCGCAAGCCTGCGCTTCCTCGGCAACGAATCGCCCGACCCGACCGACGGGGCCTCGGTCTGGTCCGACATCGTGCTGCTCGCCCTCTACGACGCCGTGCACGCGGTTGCATCGACGACCGCGGGTGCGATGAGCCTGACGCACAAGGCCAAGGTCGACGTCGTCACGGGTACCGAACCTCAGCGAGCGCCAGATCTCGGCCGACACCACGGTGCCGGCTATTGATATCAAATTTCCCGGCGTGATCTTTCGGAAGCCGCACTACTGGGGTCCATAATGTCTGACATAGAACGTATGATATCGGAGTTTCGCGCCGAGGCCGATATTGACTTCCTCGAAGTACCTTTCATCGCCGAGTCCCTGCGGGAGCACCTCTGTCTGCGGGGTCAGGAGGAGATCCGCCGCTGCACGCTGGACGTCATCGAACGCCTGATGGCACTCGGCGTGTACCCGGGCGACTACGATTACGCGACAACGATGTCGTTCTGGCCGGGCGAGCCGCGTGATCTGCTGAAACGCATCGAAGGTGAGTGGATCGCCATGGGCAAGACGCCGACCTCGGCAGAACCCATTTGCTGGTGCGGCCTCAAGCGGTCGGAGCCGGTCTAAAGGCGCGAGCCTGCGCTTCCTCGGCAATGTCTGGCCCGACCCGACAGTCGGGATCTCAGTGTGGTCGGACTCCGTGCTGCTGGCGCTCTAGGACGCCGTGCACGCCGTGGCGCTGACGACGGCGGCTGCGACGAGCCTGGTGCACGAAGCCCGAGCAGTTCGGCTGGTGCCGAACTGCTCCACTGTAAGCTGACGAGCACGTCGAACGTGCTCGATGTCGACGTCGTCATGGTGCCGAACCTCTCCGAGCACCTGTCGTCAGCCGACACCACGGCGCAGCTCTCGGCGCGGTTCGCCTATGCGGCCGCGATCAAGTCGATCAACAACCTCCCGCTGCTCGGCGACGGCGAGAGCTGGGCTCGGCAGCGGATCAATTTCGCCGGCCTACCCGAGATGGTCAGGACCTTCCTGCAGGCGGCGGCTGGTGCCGCCGATATCCCAGTCGGCCGCGCGGGTGAAGCTGATCGCCGTGCTACTGGCATTGTTCCGTGTTTGTTCTTGACATCGGGCGGCTGATCGAGTCTATATGGCTTCACTGCGGAGATGCGGTCCGGCCCGGGGCTCCTCGCTTCCGGGCCTTCTTCTTGGCCGTATGACGACCCAGCGACTCGCAGATCCGGATCAGCGCTCCGGCCATTTCCACCCCGGTGCCGTCTCGCCTTCCACCACCGTCTCGCCGAGCCGCTTCTCCAGCACGAAGGCCCGCGCCTCCGGCACGGCTTCGAGCGCCGTCACCAGCGCCGGCGCGTGCGAGCCGCTCGCCCGACCATTGCGCCTCGACCTTGATCTCGGGGTCGCGAAGAACATTGAGGCGCCCGGTTCCCGGATCGGCAGGCCGAGGTCGATGGCGTAGCCATAATCCTGGTCCGCGAAGCCGAGCTTGAGGCTGACCGGCTTGTGGCTTGGCTGGCCCTGTACGGCTGATCGCCGCGCCGCATGGCCCGGGTCACGGTCTCGGGCTCGGCCCATAGCGTCGACGGAAAGCCGCCCTCGGCCGCCAGCGACTGGACGACCCGCCCCTGGGCGACATCGGCCAGAAAGCGGAGCGCACGGTAGGCTCGATTTGCCGGAGCCGTTCGGGCCCGTCACGACATCGAGCGGCCCGAGCGCCACCCGCACGTCGCGCAGCGACCGATACCCCGCGATGGCCAGTGCCGACAGCATGGACGCCTCGCCTGAGGGCGATTGAAGACCACGCCAGCATAGCGGCCGCGTTGCCGCGCGGAAGAGCGGCCGCGGCACGCAAGTCGATCCATCGGCTGCCGCTGCAGCCCTCGCCAGGAGATGCCGACCCATGTTGATTCACGACCAAGCGACGCCGCTGTCGCGGCGGCGGACGCCCGAAGGCTTCCTGCAGATGCGGGCCCGCATCGGTCGGGCCGGCATCCAGGATTACCGGGCGGGCGAGATCGGCGGCCCGGCGGGTGCCGCCTTCGACAGCCCGGTCCGGGTCTACCGCCCGCCGGCGGAAGTGTTCGATCCCGCCAGCCTCGCCTCCTTCGCGGGCAAGCCCGTCACGCTCGACCATCCGCCCGCCATGGTCGACAGCGGCAACTGGAAGCAGGTCGCGGTCGGCCACTCCGGAAGTTCGGTCGAGCGCGACGGCCAGCACCTCGCGACCGACCTCGTCGTCACCGACGCCGCGGCCGTGGCCAGGGCGGAAGCCGGCAGCGAGCTGTCGAACGGTTACTGGGCCGATTTCGACTTCACGCCCGGCCTGACCCCGGAGGGCGAACCCTATGACGCCGTGCAGCGCAACATCCGCGGCAACCACATCGCGCTCGTCGACCAGGGCCGCTGCGGCCCCACCTGCACGGTCGGCGCGGTCGGCGCGGGCGCCGCAGCCGCGAGCGCCGACGCCGCCATGGCCGATACCGCGACCGGCGCGACGTCCGGCGTTGCCGCGGCGGCGCTGATCGACTGTCCCCCCGGCGCCGCCATCGCCGTGGTGGCCCGACTGCAGGCCGATATCGCGGCGCGCGACCGCGAGCTCGCGGCCCGCGACGGCGAGATCGCGGCTTTGAGAGCCCGCGCGGCCACGGATGCCGCTTCACTCGACCGCCGCGCCGCAGAACGCGGCGCCGTGATCGATGCCGCGCGAAGCATTCTCGGGGTCGGGTTCGACCCGAGCGGCCTCGATCTCGGCGACATCCGGCGTGCCGCCGTGGTGAAGGCGCTCGGCGCCGACGCGGTACGGGGCCGCGGCGACGACTATGTGGCGGCGGCCTTCGACACGGTTGCGACGCTGCGCGGGACCGCCGCCGCCAGCGCTCCGGCCCTCAACCCGCTGGCCGGCCAGCTTTCCAACGTGACCGCCGCGGGCGGCACCGCCACAGGCGGCAGCACCGCCGCAGGCGGCAGCACCCCCGGTTCCGCGCTCCAGGCCCGCAACGCCTACCTGGCCCGCGCCTGGAAACCCGAATCCTCCCAAGGAGACCGCTGATGCCCGCCGTCCAGACCAGCTATCCCGCCTTCCAGTCGCCCGGCTATCTCGGCATGGTGGCCAATGGCGAATGGGTGACCAACATCGTTTCCCGCGTGGTCGATCCCACCGCGACCGTGGCGGTGGCGGCCGGCGACCCCGTGTTGCAGGGCGGGTCCGAGCAGCTCGTGGTATCGGCTAACGGCGGCACCGGCGTGTTCCGCGGCATCGCGATCCGCGACGCCACCCTGCCGCCGACCGCCGGCGACGTCTTCGCCCCGACCGTGACGGTCGGCGTGATGACCAAGGGCGTGGTCTGGGTCGCCGCCGCCTCCGCCGTCTCGCCCGGTCAGCCGGCCTACTTCACCGCGTCGGGCCAGCTCACCAATGTGGCGACGGGCAATACCGCGGTCTCCGGCGCCCTGTGGGAAAGCGCCACCACCGGTGTCGCCCTGGCCAAGCTGCGGCTCGGCTGAACGCCCTCGGCCCTAAGCCGGGCCTGAAGGCCCGTGCCGCGGGACGTTTCCCCTTTACTCCTTCCGTCAGGACCACCCATGCTCCGCGCAACCACCGACGCCCAGGCGGCGCTCGGCTTCCTGCTCTCGCAAGTCACCAGCATCGAGAGCGAAGTCTATGCGATCCGCTATGCTGACATCCAATATCCTCGCCTCGTGCCGGTCGACACCTCGGCCTATCCCTGGGCCAAGACCGTCACCTATTTCACCTACGACCACGTCGGCCAGGCCGACTGGATGAACGGTGACGCGAGCGACATGCCCTTCGCGGAACTCAGCCGCACCAAATACGAGACGACCGTGGAATCGGCCAAGATCGGCTACCGCTACTCGCTCGAGGAGGTGAACCAGGCCATGATGATCCCTGGCATGAACCTCAACGTCGACAAGGCCGCCGCGGCCAAGCGTGCCGCCGACGAACTCGTCGAGCGCGTGGTCATCTCGGGCGACAGCCGCAAGGGCTTTCTCGGCCTGGTCAATCAGACGGTGGTGCCTCAGTTGGCGGTGCCGAACGGCACCTCCGGCTCGCCGCTCTGGGCCCAGAAGACGCCGGCCGAGATCCTGGCCGACGTCAACAACGCCCTCGTGGGCGCCTGGTCGGCCTCGAACCAGGTGGAACTGCACGACACGGTGCTGTTGCCGGTGGCGCAGTTCGGCACGATCGCCGCGACGCCGCGCTCGGCCACCTCCGACACGACCATCATCACCTATCTCCAGCAGAACAACGTCTACACCTCGACGACCGGGCAACCGCTGACCATCCGCACGGTACGGCAACTGGCGGGCGCGGGGGCGGGCGGCACCAACCGGATGATCACCTACCGGCGCGACCCGCAGGTGCTCAAGTTCCACATGCCCATGCCGCATCAATTCTTCCCGCCGCAGCAGCGCATGCTGGAATTCATCATCCCGGGCATGATGCGGCTCGGCGGCCTCGACGTGCGGCTGCCGCGCGGCATGTCCTACAACGATGGGATCTGATGTCATGCGGGCCCACGTGACGAACCTCGGCCGCGGCGCGCGCGGCTTCGAGACGGCGGACGGCGGCACCACGCTGCTGGAACCCGGCGCCTCGGCCGATCTCGACCTCGCCCGCCACCCGGTGCACGACGCCTGGGTGAAGGCGGGCGAAGTGCGGGTGGACGTCCTCGCCGGGAGCGAGGCGAAGCCGGACGACAAGCCCCTCGCCCGCCCGCAGGAAAAGGCGCCGGCCCGCGGCGCCGGCGCGAAGCCCTGACGGGCAACGGGTCCTCAGCCGCTCCACTTCTTCCCCGGTTCACTTCGCTCGCGCAAGCGGGCCACGCTTTCTCCCGCAAGCGGGATAAGGCCGCGCGCGCCTTTGCGCCTCCCGAACCCTGCGAGTGACGTCATGCCTCCATCCTTCACGGCGGGCGTGCGCGACAGCCTGTCGAACCTCGCGGCCTCACTCGGCGCCGGCAAGGACAAGGCGGCTTACGACAGCTTCGTGCTGTTCGACCTCGACCGGGGGCAAATCGAGAGCATGTACCGTGGCGACTGGCTGGCCCGCAAGGTCGTCGACATCGTGCCCTACGACATGGTGCGCGAATGGCGCGAATGGTCGGGGCACCGGGACGACGTGGCCCGGGTCGAGGCGGCCGAGCGGCGTCTCGGGCTGCGCAAGGCGGTGCAGCGGGCACTGGTGCTGGGGCGGCTCTACGGGGGCGGCGCCATCATCATCGGCACGGGCGAGACCGACCCAGCCGAGCTAGCCCACCCGCTCGACCCCGACATAATGCCACGCGGCGGGCTGAGGTTCTTGCACGCGGTCAGCCGCTGGCAGCTCGCGGCACCGGCGATCGACCGCGACCCCCTGAGCCCCTGGTTCGGCGAGGCGGTGGCCTACGACGTGGTGGCGCCCGAGCGCGGCAGCATGCGGCTGCATCCCTCGCGCGTGGTGCGCTTCCTCGGCAACGCCTGGCCCGACCCGAGCCTGGGGGCCTCGGTCTGGTCGGACTCCGTGCTGCTGGCGCTCTACGATGCCGTCCACGCCGTGGCGCTGACCACCGCGGGCGCCACGAGCCTGATGCACGAGGCCAAGGTCGACGTCGTCACGGTGCCGAACCTGTCCGAGCATCTTTGTTCGGCCGACACCACGGCGCAGCTCTCGGCGCGGTTCGCCTACGCGTCGGCGATGAAGTCGATCAACAACCTCTTGCTGCTCGGCGACGGCGAGACCTGGGCGCGCCAGCGGATCGACTTCGCCGGCCTGCCCGAAATGGTCAGGACCTTCTTGCAGGTGGCGGCCGGTGCTGCCGACATTCCCGTGACGCGTCTCTTGGGCCAGTCGCCGGCGGGTCTGTCGGCCACCGGCGACAGCGACACGCGCAGCTACTACGACATGGTGTCGGCCCGCCAGGAGATCGACCTGCGGCCGCAACTGGAGCGCCTCGACCGGCTCATCCTGCGGTCCGAGGGGATCGACCCCGGCGCGCTCACCTTCGCGTTCCGCCCGCTGTGGCAGCTCGACGCCTCGGCCAAGGCCGCGCTGGCGCTGTCGAAGGCGCAAGCGACGGCCGTCTATGCCGGGCTCGGGCTGTGGCCCGCGGAGGTGACGGCGCGGCTCGTCGAGGCGCAGGTGGTCGAGGACGGCGTCTATCCAAATGCGCAAGCGATCTTCGCGGAAGTAGAGTGGGCGAGTGCGACCGACCCAGGCGGCCCAAATGGCGGAGACGCGAGCGGCCCGGTCGCGGACTACTTTCCGGCTCAACCGCGCAATCCGGATGGACGATGGACGGAGGGGGGCGGGGCCTTACTCACTCCGGCCGGGTTTCACTTGGAAAGGGAGCGGCGCAGGAAAAAATGGGAAAGGAGACGGAGGGAGCGGGCGAGAGAACGCGAGAACGAGAAGGGAGCGGAGGTCCGTCATGGAGGCCCCGAAAAGCAGGGCGATCCGAGGACCGGCGCGCTCGAGGTTCGGTCACCACAGCAGCCAATCGCTCCCCAGCCACCGGCAGCGACCTCGGAGCCCCTATCCTCGGCGCCGGCCCGTTCACCTGAACCGTCCCTGGCTCACCCGACGCCGCCCGCCGTCTTCAGGCCTGCCGGTATTCCCGACGACTGGATCGAAAGATCTACGCGGAGGAAAGGCGGCCTGCAATGGTCCGACCCGAAGAATAGCAACAACGTCGTGCGATCGATGCCAGCCGATCCCGATAGCCCCTATCTGCACCAGCGCGTCCCCTATATCGTGGACCAGAACGGGGGTTTCATGGACGTCAACGGACAGCCGATCGGCGGTGCCGACCCGAAATTGAAACCCGAAGCACATATTCCGGCATCACACTTCATCTTCAAACGGCCGTAGCTGTGGCCTTCGGTGCTCGGCAAATTGGGAGGACAACATGGCGACCGACATGAATATATGGAGGAGGCGCGCCGTTGATCAGTTACAACATATTGCCGATGAGGATTTCCAGAGGATAGTCTGGTTCGGCGGAGGCGGAGGAAGGTGGGTCGACAGCCCCACGGAGACGATCTGTTCATACGACGATCTGCTCGTTCCACGGATCCTGGCGGAACCGGACCACGGTCTGGACGCGGAGCAGGTGGTGCAATTGAGACGCTTGGAGAGCCTGATGGACGATCTGGTCGAGAACACGCCGGACTCCATCAGGCCCGAGGATCTGATCGATGACCCACGATGGCGGGAGATCCGAAAACAAGCGGTCGTGACCCTCGCCGTGCTGTCGAAAGACGATGCAGCGGTCCAGCCGTAAGCTACGACCGCGTGGTACGCTGAATGTCCCGGCGAGCTATCGGGACACCTTGATCCATCGTCGGCGCGGCCCCTCGACCCCGACCCGCTGCCGCCCGGCGGGCTGAAGCTCCTGCATGCGGTGAGCCGTTGGCAGCTCGCGGCGCCGGTGATCGACCGCGATTCCCTGAGCCCCTTGTTCGGCGACGCGGTCGCCTACGAGGTGGTGGACGCCGTGGCGCGGCGCATTGCAGCTGCACCCATCGCGCGTGGTGCGGTTCCTCGGCAACGAATAGCCCGACCCGACGCTCGGCGCCTCGGTGTGGTCGGACAGCGTGCTGCTGGCGCTCTACGACGCCGTGCACGCCGTGGCGCTGACCATGGCGGGTGCGACGAGCCTCATGCATGAGGCCAAGGTCGACGTCGTCACGGTGCCGAACCTGTCCGAGCACCTGAGCTCGGCCGACACCACGGCGCAGCTCTCGGCGCGCTTTGCCTATGCGGCCGCGATGAAATCGATCAACAACCTGCTCTTGCTCGGCGACGGCGAGACCTGGGCGCGCCAGCGGATCGACTTGGCGGCCTGCCCGAGATGGTCCGCACCTTCCTGCAGGTGGCGGCGGGCGCGGCCGACATCCCGGTCGCGCGGCTCTTGGGCCAGTCGCCGGCGGGGCTGTCAGCCACGGGCGACAGCGACACGCGCAATTACTACGACATGGTGTCGGCCCTCCAGGAGCTCGACCTGCGGCCGCAACTGGAGCGCCTCGACCGGCTGATCCTGCGCTCGGAGGGGATCGACCCGGCGCGGCTCACCTTCGCGTTCCGGCCGCTGTGGCAGTCGGATGCGGCGGGTCATGCGGTCGCCTCGCCGTCAACTTTTGCGAAATCGAAACGGCCTTCGATCTGGCCTGGGCCCGGCGGAAGCCGCAGAAGGGTTAGTGTGGCGCAACGTCGATCGTTCGCCTGGCATTTGGCAGTTGCTAAAGCGTGTACGCCGGTGAGAATGAGCCGCCGCCTGGATTGTGAGACGAATGCACGGATTGTCAACGGCTCGTGGCCAGAATGGCAGTGTGATCCCGTCGTTCAACGTCGAGGCGGATGCAGGGGAGGCGACCG